CTTTACTATGAACATAGAAACCTTTGCCGCATGACGGCCCTGTCCCCAACCGAGAGGGCCCAGGCCCTGAGCCTGGTCGCCAAGGAGATTTTAAGATGAACAAGTTATTTCTCGCCGTCGCATCCATTATCTGCACGCACTTTGTCATGAAAGTTCATGACAAGTTAACGCAGGAACCTCCTTCAAAGGAGGAAATTCATAGGCTCATGAAGGCCGAATGGGAGTTGAGAAAACGTGCCGAGCACGACGCCATCCAGGCGCACATCATGCAAAACAAGATTATGTCGGTCTCTACACCGCGCGACGGGAACATGCTATTGAATTCAATCGGGACCGTGGGTGATTTGGAACCAGTTATGGGAGGCTACTAATGAGTGAAATTCAAGAATTACCGCACGTGCCGGACGCGGCCGGGATTTTCCAGTTTGATGCCAATAAGAAAACTCTGTTGGTACCGATTAGTGCCATCGAAGGCCTTGAATCACATTGGGCAACGTTTGCAGCGTCAAACGATGCGCAGGTACTGCCATACCATAATCCAGTAATCAAATGCAGCGGAGAGGCGGGGTGGAAGGAACTGTGCAAGAAGCTCCATTACGTCATCGCATATTTTATCCATGCCAATGATTTAAGCACGTCTGAGGCTGAAGAGGAAATCTGTTTTGCTATGGACAAGTTCGCGAAGGAAAACCACTTGCCCTTGCACGACTGGGAAACCGAGTACGAGACTTTGTATGCAGAAAAAGAAGAAGAAACTTAAGCCCCTTCATATCGAGTGGGGCAACCTCAGGCACGACGAGGAATTGCAGGAAATCCTGAACCCAGTGAAGCCGCTAGGTGCCGACTTCGCCCGACGTGTCGAGCACGACATCTTCGAATTCCTATTAAAGTTCCACATCGCAAAGATTTACATATGGGACGACTACGTATGCAACGACACCACGGCCCGGTGGGACTTCTGTTTCAATGGGGTCCCGCCCGAGAACCATTCATACAGGGAACACGACTTCAATAACTTAGTACAAATGAGTGACGAGGAGTTCGAACAACTTGTCCGAAGCGTCCCGCCGTCACCAAACGAACCGCTCGTGCGCCAATGGCGCGAGGAGATGCGAAATGAATACAAATGAAGAAAGAATTTATTTGGAAGAACTGTTGTTCGAAAGTGCACTATGGAGGGGCGTGGACCAAGACTCTCCATACTCGCCTATCGAGCTCGAAATCCGCGACCGACTCCGTCGCCTGAACAAGGCCGACGAGGTCCAGGTCCAGCCCGACCCCACGCCGGAGCAGGATATCGTGATTCAGGCCATCGAGGCCTCGCGACTGAACGAACATCTTGAACAACGTAAGAATCAGAAACAGTACACAGAGGCTAAGAACTCATGGAAAAATGAACGCGTGAGAGTCTTCATCGACGGACGCCCAGTGTGGAAATTGAAGTCAGAATGCCGTCAGGTCCCGCGCGACAACAGCCACGGAGGCTTGCCCTGGACCTGGAAATGGTTAGGAAAGGACTATAAGCAAGAGCAGTGTGATGCCATGTGGGCCGAGCACGAACAAAGTAAATAACGCGCGGCCCCCGGTGCGTAAGGTGATCCAGCCCGGGATGCGGGAGCTCGAAACTCCCGGCGCCGGGGGCATTTTTAAATCCATTTCTTGTGCAGGAACAGGTGTTCGACAGAGTTCGCCGACAATCCTCTATCATTAAATAATCGTCTCTTTTCCTTGCTCCATATGCTGATGAAATCTTCCGGCGCCCGGTATTCGCTCACATAAACTGGAAAATCACGAGTTCTACACCACTGCCAGAAGGCCTCGTGGTCGAACTCACGTCCATAACCATTGGTTCCTGCATACGGTGGATCGCAGTAAACCACGTCGCCATCATGATAGACATAGTTGCGATAATCGTCGGTGGACATAACTATCGGTGCTTCTTTTTCCAGGCTTTGCAGGCGTTCCAGGCACAGTATGTGTTCTTGGCTGTGCGGTTCCACTAATTTATCTTTTACGAAGTTTCCAACCAGATCCGAGCTTCGAATACCACGTCTTTCTTGACTCCATTTGACTTTTACAGCCCTGAACATCGGATTGCTCTGCCAGTATTCCACACTGAAATGTTTCTTTACATGATCAGTGATCGCATGCCCTATGGCCAGACGTTTCGCCTTGCGGTCCTTGCCGTCACAGTAATCATGTATGCAGTCCACGACTGCCGGGCAAAGTTCCTGCATCGGCCCATAGTCGCCCCAAAATATAATATTATGGATTGCTCGTTTGTATGGCTCTATTTGCGGCCCATACATGTAAGTCTTGCAGTCGTTTCCAAAAGAGAAGCATAGCCGAACATAGTCATCAGTTTCTTTAAGCTTGAAAAAAGTCTTGCCGGGAAATCCACCGATCCTCGTTGCTGAACCCTCCACTAAGCGCCCTTATATAGGTCTTCGGGTTTCGTCCGTCGATGTCGTTGATCAAGAACCGGTTGAATTTGTCGGTCTTCTTCATGGCATAGTCGGTGACGGAGCACCCTCCGCAGAACAGGTCCACCAGGCGTTTGCCGCCCGGCAGGACGCCGATAATGTCTTTCGCGATCGCCGATTTCGAACCTTTATATGGAAGTCCGTAGCTCATTTTTCTCTCCTAAATCATTCCGTTACATGTAATTTTCAGTGTACAGTCATTGCGGGCAATAGCCGTAACGATTTTTTCTGTCTTACGCGAGTTTGTCAGCGTGTTACCGTTGACAAGGCCCGCGCCAACCAGCACACAGCCGCGCGAATCCTTCGCCGTGTTCCCGGCGTGGATACGGAACCCCCTGTTGGGCTTTACCTTGTCATTGTAAATAAGCGGCAGGTCCCGAGCGAACGTCGGGCTGTTGCTGACACTTAACTTGTATGTGCCCTCGGGCAGCAAGAATTTCCTGTTCTCCAGGGTGCTGCAGATTTTCCTGTGCCCAACCATGAGCGACCCGGTAACCGCATCGTCAGTAATTGCTTCGCGTATCAGAATCATCTTTACCCTCACTTGTTGTCCTGTGGCAAGTCTACACCCTAGCAGGTAGTCCAGGCACGTCTCGTCCATAGGAATCCCGGTCTCGACGTGCGCCTCGACCGCATCCCAGTAGTCGTTTATCTGCTCGTTGGTCGTATGGCTAGCGTGCTCGGATCCGGACATCCACGTGCGCAGATTCGCCTTCGCACGCTTTCGCACGTCATTGTCCTCGACGTATAATGGCATCCTGTTGCTGTTTACTATGTACTCTTTTTTTGCAGCTTCTAGACGGTCATACGAATTCATCTTGGTCTGTACGTACCGCTTTATGTACAAGTTAACGTTGGCATAGAACACGGAGCGTACGCACGAGCGCACGTTCAGGAAGAACGAAAAATTTTTATTGTATCGGCCATTGCGTAACTTGTTCATGAACCTGGATACGGCAATCATCGTGACCTGGGAAATGGCCTCCTCCCACTCGTCATAGGTGAGCTTCAGCCCGTGCGCCACGGCCTTGGCACGGTACCCCAACACGTTGAAGCGGGCACAGTCCCACAGGTTTTCCTGTGCCGTTTTCTTTGGGTCTATCAGCCACATAGGTCCCTCGTTGCCTCGACGACCTCAAGGTCGTCATGTTCCACCCTGTCCGTAAAGCGGATTGAGTCGAACTCCGCACGGTCCTCGGGGATAAGTAAATCATAGCAGAGGCCGATGTACGAAACCGAGTTCTCTTCCAGGAAGTCAGTGGCGTTCAACGCGTCCACCTTGTCCGCAGTATTGGCGACCAGAATGTATTCGTCCAGGCCGCTATGCATGCCCACGACCGCGTAGCGCCCGGTATGACGGGTGGCCACCAGGCGGTTCTTGACGCCCATGAGCCAGTGACCTACGATGACGCCGTATAGTATGCAGGCAAATGTCTTCATACATGTAAACTACTCTAAAAGAAAGGACCCGTCCGGGTGCCGGGCGGGTCCTTGGTAGGATTTAGTTCACCTTATTCATAGTAGGGGAACGTGGTCGTGCGAACTGCGATAGCCGTATCGTCGGGCGATAAGGCGGTGCCACCCGACTGCAAGCCCGCAAATTCAATATGTGCAGACTTCAAATACAGTGTGGTTTGGCCCTTATTCGCCTGGCAGTCACCGGGAAGACGGAATTCCTCCGTAACGATGCCGATGTTGTATCTGGGTGTCGCGGAGCCTTCGGGATCGTGAATGAAGTTGCGCACGAACTGCTTCGCGCTCAGCTGTATCGTGAATGTAGTGGTCGGATCGTTGCTTTCGGCAAACACCAGTGTTACGTTAGTGCTAGCGCCGTTCGTCGCGTTGCAGGTGCCTTCGCCTTCGAACTTGCCGTTTAACTGACATTCGGTGCAATGAGCATACCCCTGGAATTCAATTGAATTTTGCCAGGACTCATCATTGTCAAAGTCAGGTTCGATTGTCAAGTCGTTCGAAGTGTAAGTAGCGCCATTGCCCCAGCTCCAGAGTTTGTGGCATTCGACATACTGATAAGGAATATACTCTGGTATCGGCAACCATGCGGCGACCCCGTTAACGACCGTCAAGACCTTGTTTTCGTCGTATTCGCCCGGTGCGGGAAGCGGATATTCAACTTTAAGACCAGGCGCCACCGGATAGCACGGGACTCCGGTTTCAGCCGTTCCGGCAATAATTATTTCGCCATTGGGTGCGTCACCGCCCACGGTACCCTTAAGCGTCAAGAATGCTGCACACGGCATGCCCCATTCGTCCCAGCCTGCAAATGTAAATTCATGGAATGTCCAGTGTTCCGAGTCGGCGTTTACCGGAATAATTTGTCCTCCCCGCAACTCCCACATGCCCCATTCACCATTAAACGAAATGTGGCCAGTGTAAACGGAAACGGCATAACCGTCATCAGGAAGCAGCTGCTCCCCGTCACAGTTGACAAGTATTAAATTAACGGCGCCGTCAAGGTCATAATCCGCTGGAACATTCTGCAACTCCGAAATTTCAGGAAGTTCAACACTGTTGAGCATGCTTGATGATCCAAATGGGAACACCCAGCATAACGGTTCTTTTTCTGATGCACCGCCCACAGGGGTCATCTCGGCTTGAACAGCCTTCAATAGGCCACTATTAGTGTTAAGCCTAACGTCGATCGTGTCGCTTTCAATTTGAATGGCAGGTCCAGAGGTATAGGATACGCCACCACCGCCACCGTTTGCCACCAGTTCCCCGTTATCGTTCACGGTGATGGTGTCACCGTCAACCTTGGCTGAAATTTCACCGTTGTCGATTGCTATGCCGTCACCTGCGGTATAGGATGCACCGCCGCCCTGTGACGGTGCCCATGCGGCCACGCCGCTTACGACGGTCAACACCTTGCCATCGTCGCCTGCACCGGGTGCGGGCACGTCCCCCGAACCGGAAATGGCGCGGGCCACGGCATCGGACGTGATGCCGTTGAAGCTGTTAAGAGTTGCCTGGTCGTCAAGCACCAGGTTGTCGGTCAGCTGATCCTCGTACTTCGCGGTCGAGCTGTTGATAATTTTCCTCATGAGATTCTCCTTAATTTGAGCGGGCGCGACCCGCCCTTGCCCTCGAAAACTACACCTACTTTTTATTGCCCCAGTCATCCATGCGGAACAGGATGCACCCTATGGCGAGCACGCAAACGATAAAGACACAGGTGCCAATCATTCCCTCATTCCCCTGATGGCATCGGCCAGGTTCGCCACGTTCACGTCCAGCTTGGCCACGGACGTGTTCAAGGCGGCGCACGTGTCGCGAAGGTCGTCCACGCATGTCGCGGTCAGTGCCTGCTGGTCCTTGAGCTGGCATATCGCGAAGTCGTGCTTTAGGATAAGGTCACGGAGTTCCCGGGAATCCTGGTCCCTCTGTTCCTTTGTCTGCAACCGGTCGGCCTTGGTCCTTGCGTTGTCGGTCCAGACCTTGGCAAGCCCGGCCAGGTTCGTCAGCAGAAGAACGACGGCGCCCACGAATGCGGCATACATTTCAGTAGTCATCAGCTCCTCCTACGACCATGTTCCTTTCATATTCAAGATGATGCGAGGCGCGTTATTCGTCAAGCTGGACTGTGAATTTACATAGAACGGAAGCACCTCTATCTCTAGACAGTCTGGTGAATAAATTCCGACGTCTACTTTAAGTATGGATGAAGAAAGGTTGTCCGGATGAGAACTTCCGTTGGGGTCTGGGTAGAAAACTGGAAATCCTTCGCCTAAAGATCCTTGTGAATCGTAGCCTCCATTGAAGCTAAACTGCTCGACTCCGGTGTAGTAGTCGTCGATCGTACCGGCGTTCCAGGGCTTGAAACTAATCTTTCTGATTCTAGCTCCGATAGCAGTTCCACCGGAATAATCCGCATGGGCAACCTTCAGTACGAAACCCCTCTGGCCAAACGCCGTCATGGCCTTTTTATAGCACTTGATGCGCCATTTTCCAAACGAGATTTCGCTAAACTCACCGTCAGTTGCAAAATTGTTGGGAGCCAGCATTACTGACTTACAGTTTCTCTCCATCGTGCAGCTAATTACATTCGATGCGCTAATTGATATGTCTGTTCCGGCGCTATAGACCAAACTTTGACTGCCGCTGGAGTACACATTGGAAGACGAAACAACAACGGCAGAGGATGCCGTATTGATGTACTCATTGTTACTGGTGAACGCGCCTGACGTTTTCGAGAATAATGCTTTCGAAGAATCTATAGTAACAAGTTGATACACAACGTCGCCACCCAGTACAGTCTGCTTGAGAAGCACAACTTTTCCCGCGTCATAAGCGGCCTTGATGTCAGCGAACGGAGTATTGCTTGAACTAGATGAACTGCCGGAATAATTGGCGACGAATACGATGCTGTCCCAGCTCGGCGCATTGCCGGAGCCGTTGGACCTGAGGTACTGTCCGCTAGTGCCTGCAGTGCCGCCGATGCGCTCCGGCGCGAACGTGCCGCTGGTTATCTTGCTTGCAGGAAGGGCCGGAATGTCCCCTGCCGCCAAGTCAGCGCCCGAAGTCACGATACCTTGCGAATTGTAGGTAATCTTGGTCTTGGTTGCACCGGTGAGGTTCGTGGCCTTGTCTGCCTTGCCCGAAACTGCCTGCGCCACGGCCACGCCGCTTTGAGCCCTAATGGACGACGAAGAATATGTCTGGTCTACGATGTAGAAACCGCCATCATTCCATCCATTGGCATCTACATCTGCCCAGTTTAATGAGTTTCCGTCAAAAGATACGAACTCATAGCGGTTTTGATTCGTGTTGTTTCGGACTAAGGAATAATACCATCCGGCCTGTGTGTACACCGGTTCTTTCCCGCCGTCAACCAAGCTCTTTACTTGTGCGTAAGTGTACGTATTGTCGATTATGACAGTACCGTCTGGTCCCGTGGGACCGGTTGCGCCGACAGGGCCCGTGGCACCCGTTGGCCCGGTTGCGCCTGTTGGTCCAGTTGCGCCGACAGGCCCTGTTGCCCCCGTGGGTCCCGTTGCACCCTTGGGGCCGCACGGTCCACGCATGTAGTCGAAAGTCAGTGTCGTCGCGTTGTCGGAAGTAGACGCGGAAACGGTCGGGCCCGACGCGCTGTACTCGGTGTAGTGGGGCCCGGTCGCGGTGGCGATACTTTGTATGGCAGAGTCGGCCTTGTCAAGAGAAGACTGGACGCCGCTGGACAGGTCATCGTACGCGGCGGTGTCTTTGGTGGCGAGTGCGCCGAGGCCGAGGTTGGCCCGGGCCTGTGCCTGCTCGTCGCTGGAGAGGCCCTGGGGAACGTTGCTTAAAATCTTAGCTATCTTTTCCATAAACTTCTCTCCTTTTAGGCAGCCCCGCCGCCCCACGAACTAGGTATCAATGCAAGGTCCGGGTTGTTCCACGCGACACCACAGTTGGTGAAGCAGTTGGACGTGGTCGTTATGCCCGCGTTCGCCGACAGGCCGTTGTAGCAGTCGAGCAGGTGTTCCTTGATGCCGAAGCAGTTATTGAACATATTGGATACGTCCGTCACGCTTGCGTTCAGGGTGCCGTTGTACCACTGGATGCCGCTGTCCTTGTCGTTTAGCGAGTATAACGAAGAGCAGTCTCTAAACATAGATCTTAGGCTAATTATATTGCCCCAATCCATCTGTGGAATGCGCTTGAGGGACGAACATTTGTAGAACATCAAATAAGCATGTGCACCACTGGATGAAAAACGAAGGTACGGAACTTCATCCAGAGAACCACATTCGTAGAACATCAAATGGCCGTCCGTTATTTCGGCTCTTTGAAAGAACGTGCTTATATCATTAAGAGATTGCAATGCATAGCAACCCTCAAACATGCTTCCGCATGACACGGGCTGCGTATAAAAGTTGCCGGATGGCACTATGTTACTTGTGGCGAATGACCTAAGTGATGCGCAAACATCAAACATACTCTCCGCGTTTGAGATATTATAGGAGATCGACGGCCCTATTTCAAGCGAATAGCAACCTGAGCACATTTGGTTACATGCAATGGCGTTTTCTGTGGGATTAAGGGCTAAAAGAATTCTCTTGACTTTCTTGCAGCCCCCAAACATGCTATCGCAATGACCTTTGGCATTAAAATTATATAGCCTTAGGTCATTATTAGCCCGTACCTCTAGCAAGTTGATGCATACGTAGAACATGCTAGAATAGCGGCATGCACTATTATCACTGGCGATGATATTGTACACCGCCCTTAGGCCGTAGCATCCTATGAACATATACGTAGCAGTTCTAATATATCCCATGTCGAATGCTAAAATGACGAATTCGTTATCGGATAGATACTTATTGCTAAATGCACTGCTCATGTCATACTTGCACGCGAAATCGTACACACCGTCCGAGACCTTGGTGATGGAATTGAACTTCGCGATGAATGTCGAGTCAGGGTCATTACGCGGGTCGTATGAGGTATCCTTGAATTTAAGGCGAAGAACTTGGGGATTTACATAAATTCCCCCCGGGTCGCCGCCCCACCATTCGCCACTGTCACCACCGCTCGGCGCGACAGATGCGATGGCCTGAGCCACGGCTACACCCGACTGTGCATTCGTGGATGTCGCATCGTAGGTCTGGTCGACGGCGGGCATGGGCCCTGTGGGGCCCGTTGCACCAGTCTCGCCCTGTGGCCCAGTGGGACCGGTGGGGCCTACGGGACCCGTGGCCCCCTGTTCGCCTTGAGGCCCGGTTGGACCGGTCGCGCCAACTTCACCGGCGGGGCCAGTGGGTCCCGTTGCTCCCGTTTCGCCTTGAGGACCCTGAGGTCCCGTGGCACCGGTTAGCCCCTGGGGACCTGTTGGCCCAGTTTCACCAGCAGGACCAGTGGCACCAACTTCACCTGCAGGGCCAGTAGGTCCAGTCGCCCCAGTTTCACCCTGGATGCCCTGCGGGCCCGTCGGACCCGTTGCCCCAGTTTCACCGGCAGGACCTTGTGGACCTGTTGCACCGGTTTCGCCCTGAGGACCAGTTTCGCCGATGGGGCCTTGTGGACCAGTTGCGCCCGTGGCGCCCGTCGGACCGGTTGCGCCAACGGCACCTTCCGGCCCAGTCGGACCGGTGGCACCCTGGATGCCCTGCGGGCCAGTTGCTCCGATGGGGCCCTGCGGACCGGTCGCACCAGTTTCACCAGCGGGACCAGTAGGTCCAGTTGCACCTGTTTCGCCTTGAGGACCGGTTGCACCCTGAGGGCCCGTTGCACCAGTTGCACCGATTTCACCAGCAGGACCAGTGGGACCTGTTGCACCCTGGATGCCCTGCGGGCCAGTTGCTCCGATGGGGCCCTGGGGACCTGTTGCGCCTGTTGCACCGATGGGCCCCTGAGGGCCAGTGGCCCCCTGTTCCCCCGCAGGCCCGGTTGCACCCGTGGGACCGACTTCACCTGGTTCCCCCTGCGGACCGGTCGGCCCGGTGGGACCCGTCGGGCCCGTAGGTCCCTGGCCACCCGGGCCACCCGTGGTGGAAATTACGTTGTTAGTAATGTCGATGCCAGGACCGGCAATCAGCTTCCTCTGAACTCCACCCGGCATGTGGGGGGCGCCGCTGTAGATTCTATGCAGTTCCAGATTTAAAAGTTCCACAGAAACGCCCGGCACGCTAAGGCCGATGATGTCAAGCAAGAGCTCGCAGTCGTTTTCAGAATACACGTCGGTCGAGAACTCGAAATCCTCCGTCAAGCCCATGGAGCAGTCGACGATGAAGGTCTGTCGAGTTACGTTGTCGACAGTCGTGCCGTCGTCCTTCTTGAACAGGGCGTAGAACGTCTCGTAGTAAGGCGAGGCGGTCGTCTTGCTTGCACGAAGGTGGGCAGTAACGTGGTAATACTGGTCTGCGGACAACTTAATTCCGCGCGACCCGATTTCCATGGTGCCGTCGGTGTAGACCGGCTTCACCGTGTCCGTGCCCTGCACCTGCTCGCCACCGTCACAGCGTATCCAGTCGAGCATCGAGGCGCCATCGGTCCCGGACACGGCCAGGTCGAATGTCTTGACACCGGCTGCCGTGTAACTGTCGACGTTGATGGAACCGTCAGTGGACTCGACCACAACTCCATGCGAAATCACGCCACCGCCCGTGGCCAGGCACCACACAGGTCCCTGCGTGAAAAGCAGCCTCCCGTTGGGCGCGTGCATCTCGACCCTGTAGGCCTTCGCGGAATCCACGATCATCACGCATCGGCCGTTGTTGTCGATGGGGACGTGGGCCGGGGCGAGGGTTCCATTGAAGTCTACATAGACCGTGGCGCGGTCGTCGGTTTCGTACTCGAAAATTTCAAAGTAACCGGCGACGTTGTTCACGCCGCGCTCGTCCTGGTACTGGTTTGTCGGGTCAAGTAAGTATGCAAGGGCCATCTAAATACTCCTTTTCGCGTTCGAAACTACACCTGCGGGAGCGGGTATAAGGTAGTGCCCGCCGGGGTCGCCGGAGTCGCCGTCCTGTCGGTCATTGCGAGGCGCACGAAGAACGTGTCGTTCACGTCCTCGCTGTACGGGTCGGCCGTGACCTCGGCAAGGCTTGCCGCGGTCCTGTATCCATACACTGTCGCATGGCCACCGCCACCGAGCTCGGAGAACACCAGGGCCCACGGGGCGAGCTCGTTCACGAGAACGCCCGACGGGTCACGAGCGACCTGGATGGAACCGTCGCTGTATGTAAGATACGGACACCAGATGAAGAAACCGTCGTCATGCAGCAGCCATCCATAACCGCCGCTGGACTCGCTCGTGTTCCACTTGCCCAGGTTGTTCAAATAGCCAGGGCCCATCTTCGGGCACGACCCGGTGTTACCGCGGTATTCCCAGGCACCGACGTGGTCCGCGTCGTTCCAGAGCTTGTTCAGGGTTTCAGGGTTCCAGTGCAGGCGCCTGATGGCGCGGGTGTCGGAACCGTCGAAACGGTTGCCGACGATTCGGACCATGTTGAATCGCAGTGCGCCGTCGAGTTCTGGATGCGGGTTAAGCGCGTTCACGAACACGGTGAACTGTATCCTGGAAGCGCCATAGAAGCGGTTGTCCGCGATGTCGCAGTTGTAGTAGAACAGGCCGTCAGCAAGGACCGGGAGCAGTTCGAGACGGACGTCGGCATCGCAGCCGGTCATCGTTATCATGACCACGCGCCAGTTCTGGTGACCGTCGACCACGACGTTCCTGAGCGTCACCTGCCTGGTGGCTCCGTACGTGTTCGCGTGGGCGTCCGAAATTCTGATGTTTCCTGTCAGGTGCCCGCCAACCATGGTAAGCATGGTGTCTGTCGGGTCGATTCCGTTTGCACCGTCGAGGGTGAGCAGGGTGTCGACCGCTGAAATGGAGGACACGTTGTTCGAATCGGCCGTGACGTGCACGGTGGAGTTCGCAACGGCAAGCGTGGCGCCGTCAAGCGTCACACCGCCGTTGACATTCGTAAGGCCTAGAGAACCGCCGTGCTTGACGACGTATCCGTTGATTGTGCCATTCTTGACGTTGCCGAAGCTGTCCATGGCAAGTTCGAACGTGTTCACCGTGCGGCCCTGCAGGTCGAGAGTGTCGAGGTTCCACACTTGAGGTGTAATCCGTGCACGGCGCTCGATCATCGTTGCAAGCCACCGGTCGGCATTGCGGAACAGTTCGAGCTCGGGCACCTGCGAATACAGTACGTGGTGTCCCTGGGCGAGGCTGCCCGGGTCCCATGAGCCCGCGTCCTTGAAGATTTCGTCGCCCATGCCAGCGCTCAAAACCTGTACGTAGTCCGAAGTCGAGAAGAACTTTTCCGGGATATGCGATGTCAGGCCAACCTTGAAGTAGGCGCCGTTCACGTACTCGGTGACAAGGCTATTGTAGCCGTGCACGGTCTTGCCCTGCAAATCGACTGTCGAGCGCAACTTGGTGTCGGCGAATCCGTTGATAGTGTCGACGACCAGCGTGTTGGCACCGCAGTGCCAGAATGCGTCAAGGGTCCTGAACCAGGAACTGTGAGCCACCATGTCGGTCGCGGTGAACCTGAAGTCGGCGACCCGCAGGGAACCGTCGCCGATGAAGCGGGCACGCGGGCACACGAACGTGGCGCCTGCGAACACGACGTCGTTGTCGAAAACGATTTCCTTTGTCGTCGAATACGTCACCGACGAACCGTAGGCACCACTGGTGAAACGAACGCATGGCGCCGTAAGCATCGAGAACGAGCCCACCATCGCCGGGTAGTTCAGAAGCAGGTTAATGTTCGACTCGGCACCCTCGTGGACGCCGTATACGGTGCAGGGCAGAATCTCGTCGCCCCACATGAGAATCCACCGGCCGGAATCCGAGACGTTGCTCGAAATAACGTAGCCGCCGTCCTCGTTGTTCACCGCGTCAGCGTCCCACACGTAGGTACGCGGGAAGCAGTCGCCCGGCTCGTCGTACCAGTTGACGGTGACGGAACCGAGTGCCGGGTCCGCGTTCCTAAGCTCGGCAATTCCGGCCACCGTGTGCGCGGTGCCGACTTCGTCATCGAAGTCGGTGCCGAACTTGAACTGGTCAATGGGGGCGAACTCCGAGTCCTCGGACTCGGCCGACATCGTGCCGGGAATGCCGATGAACTTCTCGACCTTCAGCGTATAGAGGCCGAAATCCAGGAACCGCGTGTCGTCAAGGAAACCAGCGTGTATCAGGGCCGGGTTCACGCATTCGACGAACTCGGTCCCTTCCAGTGTATAGACGGTGGAGAGGACGTCCGTGTCGTTGTCGTAAATTTTAAGGCGGCCCTCGACGGGCAGGGCGGTGCCACGCTCGACAAAGTAATCGTTGCTGAGACTAAGCTTCGCCATTCATGGCCCCCTGTGTTAACTTGTTCATGTTGTCGATTGCCTGGGACTGCAGCTTCATTTCGTCGGAGGCCTGCTGTGTCGCGAGCTTCTGCCGCGCCATCTCGGTGTCGATGGCCGCCTTCTCGGCCTCGTACTGCATCTTGACCACTTCGCGACGGTTGTCGATGGCGGCACGGTCCGCGTCAAGGCCCGCGTCCAGTTGCGCCTTGAGGATTGCGTCCTCCTGGGCATACTGGTGTTCGAGCTCCATCTTTCTCAGCTGGAATATCTTGTCCTTGTCGGTGTTCTGGACCTGCTGACGCAAATCCTCGACCTGGGAGGTCAGGGACAGGATTTCCTGGTCCTTTTCGTCGATGGCCTGCTTCATCATTTCGCAGGTCTGCTGCATTTCCATTTCCATCGGAGTCGGCGCCTGCATGGAGTTCAGGTCGACGTAGAGCTGTGCGAGGATTTCGTTGTCCGGGTGGGTCTTTAGGATTGCGTTGACGAGCGCGGGCTTCTGGTTCGGCTCGACGACGCCCACCAATGCGGTGAGCTCCTGCCTTGCCGTCTGCATTTCCATTGCGGCCTCCGGGCCCTGTCCGACGTCCACCTTGATTTCAGGGTGGCCAAGCAGTACCATCACCGTGTCGCCGATGTTTTTCATCACCGTGCGAAGATGGTTCATATAGTGCTTTATGTTGTTCTGGAAAACCTTGGACGTGTACATGACGGCAGTTGCAGTGATGTCGCCCTCGGCATCGGCGAGGCCCTTGCTGTCCACGCCGGTAATAGACGTGAGCATGTTCAGGGAACCGTCCACGATGCCGTTCAGGTCGCCGAACTGGACCGTGTTGTCAACGCGTTCGGGGAGCGGGAGGACTGTCGTGTTGTCGTTTGCAAGTCGCTGTGCCGGAATAATCGGGTTAACGCCCGTGCCCGCCTTCTTGTAGTACTTGTCGAGACCCTTGAAGGACTCAGCATACCCGCGCCACTGGGGCTTCGGCGACATGGCCAGGCGTTCCATGAGTGCCGTGACGGAATAGTTCACGATGCGCTGCACCGTCTTGGCCTTGCTTACGAGGCCGCAGTAGATTTCCTTGTCGTCGTCGGTCCAGGTGAGCTCGCCCCAGACGGGCCAAATCGGGATTCGATGAATCGGGATGACGCTTTCCACGACGTTGCCTTCGCTGTCGTAACTGTCGACCTGTCGGTCGTTCACGAACGTGGCAACATGGCAGCCGTCCTTTTCAAGGTAGTAATAGGTAATGATTGGGACCTTTTCGGAACAGCTCGCCGAGGTCACTATCATTTTAGCGTCCTTGTCGGGGAGGAATTCGTCGCCCATGTGGACGCGGACCCAGTCGCGCGAACGGTAATCGACCAGGGCCCCCTCCATAGCGTCACTTGAATCCAAGTCGACACTATCAGGGTCCAGGAGGACCCGGTCTGGATTCGTTACAGAGTAGATGACCGGGTTCACCTTGCCGCTCGAGTCCATGTCGCTTCCGAGCGCCATGACGCCGAGGCCGAACGAGACGGTTCCAAGCAGGGCCTCCTCCGACGCGTAACGGTTCGAGTCAACCTTGAAGAACTCGTCCACCTCGCGGTCGATCTCGGGCTTTCCCGTTATCCAGGTATACGCGAACGAACTATAGGAATTCGCGACGGAATGGCACTGGTTCGCAATCACGTTCATCGTGATCCTGTTTCGCGTTGTCTCGACGAACGAGTCGTCGTCCTTGGTCCACTGGGTATTTCCCGCCATGAACATGCGGTCGTTCTTCATGTTCTCGTGAAGCTCGCTGAACGCGGAGCGGGACCGCGACTCGAATTTCTTGAATTTTTCTAGGACGTCCATTTAAAACCTCTCGGCGGTAAACTACTCCATTACTTGATTTCCCATGCCGGGCGTGCCGCGCTCGTTCCCAACAACATGTCATGGCCGTGCTCGAGCAGCCACAGCTTGAATCCCTCGGGGTCCGTCGGATGGCCGAGCGTCATTATGTCCGGATTCTTTGCGATGTCCTCCAGGAACTTCCTGTCGCGTGCGTCCGTTTCATAGGAGCGCTCGATATCGAGAATGTCCGAGGCGACCCGGTTGTTCCGTCGTGCCTCGTCCTGCTCCTTCCTGATGTCGTTCACGTCCACGCCGAACCTTGACAGGAACCGCTGTGCAGCGGCATCGTCGCCTACCCGGTTGACGAGCCAGGACTTGCCCACGTCCACGCCGGTCCTGGGCATTGCAAGGACTTCCTTGAATGTCGGCCTGTCGAACTGCGAAAGAAGTTCAGGGTGTTTTTCCATGGCACGGATCATCGCGTCACGACGCGGGCCACCGTAAGTGTCCAGGAATTCGCGCATGGAAAGCTCGAGCGGTTCCCCCTTCGCTGCCTTGCCAAGAAGCAGGTTCGCGGCAAGGTTCTCGTTGTCCTGTGTAAAGAAGTTTAATTGGCTAGCGTTCACGTGCTCGGGCAGGGCCATGTCGAGAATGTCGCGCACGGACTTCTTTCCTTCCTGCATTCCCGACCAGTTGGGCATCGCGACCGTCGGGTCGCCTTCCAGGTTGAACTGTCCTGCCTTCTCGCCCATGGAACGCATGAAGTCGTCCTGTTCGCGGATTTCGGCGAGAGCCTCCTTCAGCTTGCCGCCCACCTCGTTTTCCCTGATGGCGTCACGTGTCCTCAGAATGTCTATATAGTCGCGGAGCTCCCCGTCGGAAAGCCTGTCGACCGGGCGGCCGTTGCGCAGCTTGTTCAGGTATTCGGAATTGGTTTCCTTGAAGTGCTTGGCGACCTTGGTCTCCGCTTCCCTTATGACGTCGAGGGCCTTCTGGTTGTCCGTCTTGATTCCTTCCAGGAAATCGGAAACCATCTTCAGCTTCGGTGCACGGGCGGCGCCCGCGGAAAGAACCTGGGAGGCCAGCGGGGCCAGCACCCTGTTTACTCCAAGGTTCGTCGCCGTGCCGACAAGGGCGTCAATGGCCATGTCGGCACCGCCCGCATAGTCCTTTGCACCGGTCGCGGCATCGCCCAGGGTGATTGCGGTCGGGGCCATCGAATTCGCGACGATGGAGCCAAGCGCCTTTGCCGCCTGGGAGCCGCCGAGGGTTCGTGCGATACCGGCCTCGACACCGCCGATGGGGGCCGCGTAGGCGAGGTTCTGTGCAAGGTCCATCCCGAATTCCTTGCTAAGGAGGCCCGGGTCTCGGCCCTCTTCAAGAGCAGCACGGTAACGGGGAGTAAATATGCTTCCGGCAAGCCCGGACACCTTGCCCGCGATCCCCTCGTTCAGGGCCTCGATTCGCTTGTCCTTGATGTCCTGCATCATTGCGTCGTGGGACGCCTGCTGCCACAGCTTCTTGACGGTCTCCCATCCGCGCTCTCCGAACTCGGGGGTTCCCAGTATCTTCTTCCTGTTCTTGGCGATGTCCTTGCCGAAGTTCTCGACAAACTTCTCCCATCCGAACTTTCCCTTGCCGTCCTTGGCACCCGTGTCGTCCTTGTAACCGAGCTTGTCAAGGATTGCGCTCACGGTCGGAACCATGGCGGTCTCGTTGCGTTCAAGGTCGGACGTGTAGAGCGGATAGGATTCGCCCAGCGCGTCAAGGACGTTGTTGACGAACAGCGCGTCGGTGACGCCCGGCATGGTGTCCCGGATGGCGATGACGGCGCTTGGCACCGCATGCTGCAGCGCCTTCTCGCGGTTAATCTGTTGCTCGAACTTGTTCATCACTTCACCTTCATCGTTATGCCGTAGCCGTTGTCCCAGTCGGCGATACGCATGATCGCGTCATGGAGTTTCTTCTCCATCTTGCCGAGTGCGTCGGCCTGCTCGCGGACGGACAGCTTCTGCAGTTCTGCAATCTTGGCCTTGGCCTTCTTCTCGGCCTCCTTCCGTTCCTGCTTGGCCTCGATGGTGCCATAGCGGCCGGACTTGGCAGCCTCGAATATTTCCTTGGCAGCGTCGGAGTTCATGTTGTTTTCGGCCCAGGCCACTCCCTTTTCGATATCGTCCTTGGTCGCGGTACCGCGGAACAGCTTGAGCGCGATTTCGTTTCCGTACTCGCGGGCGTTCATGTCGGCGTCCGCGGCCTCGAACGAGTCATCCACGGCCTTCTTCAGGCGATAGTAGGACGACGGGAGTTCCTTGCCGTTACGCGCCGACCATTCCTCGGCACGGCGCAACGTGGCCTCGATGTTGCCGCGGACGATTTCGCGGTCCTCGTTGGATTTGGTCTTGAGCCCTCCAAGCAGTTTCTCCGCGTTATAGAGCTCGTTGTCGATGCCGCCTGCATTGCTAGAATCACCGGCGCCCCTGTTCATGAGGTTGTCGTATGCGGACATGTCCCCGGCCTCAGCACGCTTGGCCGCGATTTCCCACGCCTGCGAATCCTTCAGCTGCGGATTGCTGCGGTCGATTTCCGCGATGCGGCGGTCGATTTCTGCAAGCTGTGCCTGCAACTGGGCGAGCTGCTGACGCTTGGCCTGCAGGTCGCCCATGAACTGGTCGTAGTTCTGCTGTGCTACTTGTTCGTTGTTGTACGGCGAAGCCGCGGGGACGTTCGGACGATATCCCTGCATGCCGTTCGCGGAAAGAGGACGGTAGCCGTCCATGTTCGCGGCCGCGTCCTGGGCCCGGAGGCTGTCATCAAAACCTGTCTTCCATCTGAATGCCATCTTTAAGTCTCCCTTAACCACCCATCATGTTGATGCGCGGGTCGAAATATTTACGTCCCCACCAGCCGACGTTCCTGTCGGCGACCGGCTTGGCCGTCAAGTCCTTGCTGTCCGCGTGCGCAAACTGTCCCTTGCGGACAAGTGCACGTCCGATGCTCGGCGAGGTCAGAAGGTCCTTGGCTATCCTGGACGTCTCCTCCAGGTTCTTGCCGCCCCTGTAGCTGTACCACTTGCCGTTCTTGCCATGCCACTGAATTTGTATGGAACCGTCGTCGGCTATCCTTATTCCTCTCACGGCCGAGCTGGACGGATGGAATTCGCGCCTTGGCCTTACGTCCTGGTTTGGCCACCACTTTGCGAGTGTGCCTTCGTAGCCGCCCTTCACGGCGACGTTGTGCTCGTCAAGTCCCTGGGCCAGTGCCGCGTCGGCAGCGCCCAGGTCCAGGGAACCGTTCAGAGCGGGCAGCCATGTCTGCTTCCCGTCCACGGTCGTGCCGTGCCCGGCCTTCGGCGCGTCCTGCATGTAGTAGAAGTCCTTTGCGAGCTTTGGATATTCGAACACGGCCCCCTTCATGTTTGCAGGGAGCGAACGCGTGGCCGCACGGACAACGGCGTTGCCAGGCGCCGCGAAGCCGGGAAGGAACCCCATGGCAATTCGCGGCAAAACGGAAAGAATCGTCTTCCAGGAAACGGCCATGGTCTAGCCTCCGATTTGCGCCCTCAGCGCGTCTATCTGCTGCTGAATCTGGTTGCGCTGTTCCACAAGGCGTGCACGCTCGCCTGCACGGTCGCGCATCAGCTGCGCGGCCTCGCCGTAAGTCTTCCGCTGCTTGTCCTCCCAGTCGATGCGGCGCTGCCTGTCCTCGTCCTCGATACGGTTGCGGCGGGCCTGCTCGTCCTTCTTCCAGCGCATTTCCTTGGCGTACTTGATGGAGTCGGCAACGTCGGACATGGCCTGCTCCCAGCCGTTGCGCTTGAAGTCGGACTCGGGCGTGAGCACCTGCGGGGCCTTCCATCTCCAATTTATACTAAGCGGCATCGTTCACCTCCTTAACCGAACAGTGCCCCGGCGACCTTGGCCGCGCCTCCGAGGAAGCTGCCGACACCGTTCGTCTTCTGCGACTCGAGGTTTGCCTTGCCGGACGCGATGTCGGCGTAGGTCTCGAGGTTCGCGTTGTTCTGGTTGGCCTGCGCGGAGTAGTAGTTGCCGAGCGCGTCGGCATACTGGTTGCGGTCCTGGCCGTAAATGTTCGCGAGCGTGCCGAGGTTGTTGATCTTGCTCTGGCCTGTCTGCCACTGTTGCAGCTGGTTCTGCCGGTCCTGCTGCATGCGGTCCCATGCAGAACGCCACTCCTCGCTTGCCAGGGCCTGCTGCTTCGCGGCCATCGCGTCCTGATACTGGCTCGAGAATCTGGAGCCACCGGAACTTGCCGAACGGTTCATGGCGTTCATTGCGCGGTCGACACGAAGGTTCGCGGCCGGGTCCATGAAGTCGTTGACGTTTCCGTTATACTGGAAGTCGCCATAGTTGTCGATGGCCTGGGCGAGCCTGCTGACCGCGTCGGAATACTGCTGGTTGGCGCCTCCGTACATGGAGTCCATTTCGCCCTTGTACCGGTCGTAGATTCCGCGGTTCTGGTTCGACACGTCATTCGCCATGGCGCCGATGCTGTCAAGCATGTCCTGGGCGGCGTTCACCTGGGCGCGGTTGCCGGTGCCCAGGACCTTGTTGCCGATGAAGTCCATCACGCTACTCATCTTTGTTCTCCTTGTCCTTGGACTTCTTCTCGCCTTCGTCGGCCTCGTCCAGGTCCATGTTGTCGAGGAAATCCTCAATCGCGTTGCGCATCTTGATCATCTTTCCCCTCAATTCCTTAATGTCCATCGTTGCCTCCAGTGTTGCCGTAAATAGTCAGCTCCACGAATGCGTTTTCCGGTATCTCAAAAACCGTCTGTCCCGCCTTGCAAATTACACTGCCGCTGTTTTCCTTCGACGTCCAGTAGATGGCCTTGGTGGTGTCGGGCGCGATGGGCAGGGTGTTCTTGCCCGCGTCAAGGACGGCCTCCATATGAATGAATAGTGGGCACTTAACAACTGTCCATTCGTTGTTAGCACCCGTCTTATATTGGCTCCATACGCCTGTAAGCACACCCCAGACGTCCTGCTTCGGCGAGTTTAAATTGATGATTCCAGAACGCATTATGCAGCCTCCTTGTGTTTGGCCCTATATTTTCTGGCACTTAAGTTTCTGGAAGCCCTATGCATTTTATTCCATGCTCTCGCATAGGCATTTCTGTCATCATACCAGTGGCACCCGTATAAACTTTTGGCTCTATCATTACCACAAGTGTTTCTGGAATTTTCTCTCGCAGTAGCCCATCTTAAATTCGATGCATTATTATTAGACCTGTTTCGATCTATATGGTCGCATTGCATTCCTTCGGTAACCCCTACGAACGCTTCAAGAACAAGACGGCCTACATGCCTATATTTTCCTTTCACCTTTACCTTACAATAACCCTTTACATTCTTGTATCCATAAAACCAGTAAAACTTGTGCGAATCCCTATGTTTTACACATACAGCGCCATCTTCACGAACGGCTATTCCTAATGTCGGATGTATCTTTACTTTCATTAAATCATCGCCCCCGTCGCCTCGGCCCGGACCGCGCACGACGTAAGCACGAGGTCGGTGCTGTGGCTGTATGTGAACCTCATTACGCACAAACGATTCAGGCCCAGGTTCAGGTAGCGCACCCTGTGGGAATAGTCGCCCGTTCTGCCCAGGCTCGCGCTCTTTACGTTGCCGAACGTGTTGCCGCCATCCTTGGAAATTTCCAGCAGGAGCATCGGCTTCTGTTCGTAGTCCTGCCATGTGCCCACGTTCGCCTCGACCGCAATTTCTTCCAGGACGAACGGTTTCAGGCCGTCAATCATCACAGGAGTCTGACGGTGTCGAATCACCGGAATCGAGACGTTTCCCGGATAGTCCTCCATCCAGTAGTCGTCCTGGAAACGGCAGAGGCACCCGTCGTTCGTGAAGGCCCAGAACTTCTCGCGGAAATAGGCGATGCCGCCCGGGCGCCACTGGACCTCGTCGCCGCTCGTCTTGCTTCTGCTCGTGCGCTGGTGCCACCCGCCGTCCAGGGCGTCATAGACCCATGTCTGGCCGATGCCGTTCAGTTGAAGACAAAGGAACTGATGCTCCCCGACCGAGTAACAGAATGAATAGGAAGACTCTGTGGATTCCCTTAAAAGCTTTTCCTCGAGGAATTCCTCGCTGATTCGCGAGAACTGCGTGCCCTCGACCTTCATCACGCACTTGCCGTACTGGGCACCGCTCGCTACAAAGTAGACGGTGCCACCGACGCTCGACACGCTGTCGGGCGCCTCGAGGCCGAAACTGTTCGTTGACGTGTATGAAACGCGAATCCATTCCTCGTATTCGCCCGAACCCCTCTGGTAGACGTCGACCGACTTGGCCCCGAAAAGGTAAAGCGTGGGCCCGACCGCATAGAGGGCGACGAGATTATCGGAACTCGACTCGCCGTTCAGGTACTTGACGACTCCGAAGTCATCCTCGAAAACGTGCTGGTCGGCCTGCACCTCGACCTTCTTGATGTGCACGCCGTCGTCCTCATACTGGACCTGGCCATCGACGATGTCGTACATTTCTCGGATGTCGCTGTTCAGCGGATACGGTTCAGAAAAATATGCGTAACCGCTGCCCGCGTCGTTAACTATGATGGACCCCGCGACCACGGCCACGTGGGTCGGGGTGATGGTCCCGCCCTCGGCCGTGATGCGCTCGGGCAGCTGAATCTGTTTCAGTTCGCCACCCTCGACCAGGTCGTAGTAGAACAGGTTTGCGCCGTCGGCGATGAGCAGCAGGGCACGGGGACCGCCCGCCTCCGCGAAGGAAACGCGGCGACCGTTGTTCGCCACGCGGCCAATCCTTGTCCGGTTACCCTGTGCGTCAAAACGAAATAACACGTTTCCCATGACGGCAAACATGTCCTCGGTAGACGCGGTTTCCTTCAATCCAATCGTCGACACGTAGCAGCCGCGGCAGCGCCCGCCGATGCTCGAAACCATGCGGAGGCCCGGCAGCGATTCCATGTAGACCTGGTCGCCGTTCTTTGCCGGATACATGTTGCAGGACCATTCACTGCCCATGACCGCCGGATATTTCGCTTTGCGGCTAGAGCCTACGAGGTTCTGGTAGATTTTCGAAGTGGCCATCTAGACCTCCTTAGAAGCCTGCACCGGCGAGAAGGTCGGCCGCGGGCTGGCCATAGTTCTCGAGAATTCCGTCGCTGTTCATTGGCCTGTTCGCGGCCGTGTTAGTGTCGATGCCCTTCATGGCCCCGGCAAGGTTCTCCTTACACTCGGCCTTGTACGAATACAGCTTGTACTTCTGGATCATCTTCAGTTCAAGCGTGTACAGGATTAGGTTGTAGTAAAGCGGGGAGAGATAAATCATGTCGCCCAGCCTGTACTCGGGCAGGGACGCGTTCTCGTATATGCGAAGGTCTGTCGGATAGGAACCGTTTAAATAGACCTTGCCCACTCGCCTCTGGGCGCCGCTCGGGGCAGTCTCGAACACCACGCCATAGCTCCACATCTGCGGGAACGTGTAGGTGATTGCGCGGTCCATTTCCTCGGGGTTACTCGGTAGCAGCCGCATGTAGCGGATGCCGATTTTCCTGGACACGCCCTGGATGGTGTCGGGAGGCTCGACGTCGACCGTGTTCGGCGGGAGTGCCTCGCCTTCCTCGAGTTTCTTGTAGTATACGGAACCGGCCGCGACGATGTCACGGTGGCCAACTGTAAGGCTTATGTAGCTGTCGCGGTTCAGGTCGGCGATGGCCCTGTTCAGGAGTCCTTCGCAGGACGAGGCAAGGTCGCCGGATACCGGGTCGCCGTCATCCACCAGGGAAAGGTCCTCTGCCGCTTCTTGGATCAACTTGTTAACTGCAAATGCCATAGGATGCGCTCCTCTTGTGAAGGCAAACTACACCAGGGCGCAAAAAGGCCACCCCGTGAAGGGTGGCCCTTTTCAATCAACCAGGAGACTGACCTTAGTCAAGGAGAGTATACGTGGTCACCGATTCCCAGGGTAGCATGAGCTTGGCCGCATACGGAAGGTCCAAACGGAGGTACGCGACACCGTTCAGAACTTCAGGTGCGGACTGCATCTTGAGGGTGATGTTCTCGAAGGTACCCACGGTGTCCTGCTTGGCGGCCGGAAGGTCTTCGAAACGATACTGGTCCCAGGAAAGACTGTTGACGGTCCTTACCTGGCCAACCTGGTAATGCTTGGAAGCGGTCAGCATCGGAGTCAAGGTGAGCGTTGCCACGCCGTCTGCGATAGCGGCTGCGAGAACCGTCGCGTCGATGTGGGCGTTCGGGTTACCATAGGCCTTGCCGTCCACGGTCACGCGGAGCTGCGGGAGGTAGGTCACGACGGATGCATTGCCATCAGCATCGAAGCGGGTTTCCTTGTTGAGGATGAGGACATAGTCCTGATTGGTTTCGATACCGGAGGCGTCCACGATCTTGAGGCCGGACACCTTGTACGGAATGCCGACCTTGACAGTGCCAGTGCCGGAACCGGTGATGTTGTTGATCGGCTTGAGGCCGATTACGTTGTTGGAAGCGTCCTTCACGACTTCGGCAGAAATCGTCGGGGCGTTGTCCATGCCGGTGGTGTCAACAATCGGGAGACCCGGGAGCTGAACCTGAGCGGCGGTGCCATACTGGCCGAGATAGCTTTCGTCGTAGATTTTGGCCATGCGGTCGGACGGAATGTACTTAGCAAGACCAGACTCGGCGATGGTGGAGAGCAGGGTCGGAACCTGGAAGTCCACGCGGTCACCGGCGACGGAGAGTTCGTCGAGCATGGCGGCAGCGTTGGAAAGCATGGCAAAGGACGGAGCGGATGCCACGTATGCCTGGCAGGAACGGAAGACGTTCTCGCCCATAACGTCGAGCTGCACTTCACGTGCGAGCTTGCCTGCACGCTTGTCAACGATTTCCTTCTTGAAGTCCTCGATGTTGAGGATTTCGTCGAACATGTCGTATTCGACGGCGGTGTTCTTGTTCTTGATGTAGCAAGAAACTTCCACCTGATGAGCCTTGTCCGGATGGGCGACCAGGCCGTCAGAAACGGACCCGGAATCCGGCAAATAACCGGTCAGCTGGTGGCCGTATTTCTTTTTGGCGACTTCGCCCTGGGAGAACAGAGAAGTGGCCTTCTTGATGTACGGCATCTTCTCCTCGATTGCTGCAGAAAGCATGATGAGCTTTTTGCGATTACTAAACTTACCAGCCATAAAATGGCCTCCTTTTGTTTTTTAATTTGTTTGTGGATTGTTTGGCGCCCGCGCCTCCACGGACAAATTATCGAGGCCTTGACTTTGTCTGGACCGTAACGTGGCCCACGCGAAAAATGCGGTGCCCCCGCATCGGGGAAGGATTCATCCTTCATTGGCCATAACTACACCGTTTTGAAAACAGGAAAGGCCCGGGGAACTTCCCCGGGCCTTAGTGAGTTATACATGACTATGGCCCAACTACACCCTAGTGGCCCCTAAGGAACGAACGCATGGCCTCCGGGTCCTCGAAGATGTCCGGGGCCGTCGCGGTGGCCGCCTGCTTGCCCGGCCTGCCGATGTTGGGCATTACGGGGCGGGTGTTGGACTGGGTGGTAGTCTGCGCGGAACTGCCTGTCCTCAGTTCGCTCTCGATGGTCCTCAGTTCATAGTAGATGTCGAGCGGGCTGGTCCTGGTGTCGTTGAACACGCGCTCGAACGTTCCACGGTCGTTAAGCATCTTCTCGAACACCTTGGGGCCGGACGGGTTTCGCATGAGGTACTCGGCGGCAACAGGGCAGGCGTCGAGCAGCTCGCCGAGGCCGTTTCGGTTGGCATACTGGACCTTGTTAAGGAACGCCTGCGAACGGTCGCGGTCGCCTTCGAAGGCACGGTCCACGTTCATGAGCCATGCCTGCTGCTGTTCCTGCACCTCGGCCTCCTCGGCCTTACGCTTGGCGTCCTCGGCTTCCCTTTCCTTGGCCTTCTTGGCGTCCTCGGCGTCACGCTCGGCGAACGCCTTCTTGACGGCGTCCTCCTGCAAGGCACGGATGAAGTCCTCGTCGTCCTTGAAGTCCTCGCGTCGCAGTTCCTTCTTGGGCGCGACGGACTTCTTGAGCTCCTCGAACTCGGCCATCAGCTTGTCGTACTTCTCGTCCCTGGCCTTCAAGTCGGCCTCGTACTTTTCCTGCTTCTTGGCGAGCTGCCGCTTGAACGCGAACTCGGCGCGGCTGAACTTGTCGTCAGGGATTTGACGGGCAGGCTTTTCCTCGGCGGGCTTGTCGTCGTCCGGTTTCTCCTCGGTGGATTCCTCCGCGGGCTTCTCCTCGACTGCCGGTTTCTCCTCGGTTTCCTCGGTGGTTGTCGTGGTGGTTTCCTCGGCAGGCTTCTCCTCGACGGAGGTGGTTTCCTCCTTGTCGATCTCCTCCTGCATTGACTTCATTAACTCATCAAGTTTTTGACCCATGGTTTTTCTCCTGGTTTTTTAGTTGTCAAATTCCCTGGTCTCGACCTTGCCGGACCTGTAATTGCGTACAAGCGAACCGTCGTAGCCCCTGACCACGTTCCCGCATTCCCCGATGTCGAAACCTAGCTCGGACTCGGTGACGACCGTCGCGCTGCGCTTCAGGCGCCCCCGGTCGCGGATGATGTTCCGAAGCCGGTTCTGCACGGTCTTTACGAGGTAGTTCACTATCTGCCTGGGCGTGCGCATGGTGTCGGCGCTGTCCTCCATCGCCACCAGGGCATGGTAAAGCATTTCGACCTGGATGTCGTGGCCCATGAACTCCTCCGCGTAATGACGGTAACGGTCGTCCCTGACGAATATCGCGGTGGCCATGCGGACCACTCCTTCCATGATGGCGCCATAGAGCGCGTCGATGTCGGGAGGGCACTGGTTCCTTTTCCGCAGTCGCGCTGCAAGCCCGAGGCAGTCGCCAAATTCCCATACGTTCAGATTCTCAGCCATATACGTCTAAACTATCTCACTCTTAGTATTCCGACATGATTTCGTCCAGTTCACGCTGCGTGACCCCGGACCGGGCCTCGACCGACTTCATCACTGGGTCTATCCTGGTCGCCCTATTGAGCGCGGCAAGCATCAGGGCATCGGCCGGGTCCGGGCTCCGTCCCAGCCTGGCACGGATGTCTTCCTTGGGTTCTATAAGAAGGCGTCCATCCTTGGCAAGCATGAAGTGGGTATTGGTGATTTCGCGCTTGTACTCGGCGACTATTTCCTTGTCTATGAACTCGCTTTCCAAATCCACACAGAGTCCTTCGCGGTGCATGTCGGCCAAATGGAAGTAGCCGAACGCACGGATGTTACAGAACTTCTTGACATCCTTCTCGGTCGGCGCCTTCTCGGCGAACGAGACCTGCCTGCACCTGTATGCATACTGGATGTGCTCCATCACGCCGTCGCTCCATGCAAGGTCGAGGTTTATGGAATCAATCCTGTACTTCTCATTGAATCTCTTTATCCAGTGGGCGACATCTATCGGGTCGCAGATGCCGAACTCGTGGAACGCGACGAGCCTGTTGCCCTTGATGGCCGCGAATGCATGCGAGTCTCTCTGGCCCTTGTGGGCCATGTCGAGGCCCGCATAGACGCTCTCGTCGCTGAAGTACGGTGCCTCGCGCGGGAACTCGCGAAGGTTAATCAATGCAGTCGCGTCTTCGCCAAGGATGATTTCGCCGTCGATTTCCTGGCGCCTCAGCTTGTCATCGAAGATGTAGCGGTTCATGACCGCCTTCTGCTTCTCGGTAAGGAACGTGTTGTCAGATTGCTTGGCATGCAGCAGTCGGATACCGTATTTCTCGTGCTCGACGAGCATGACCTGCCAGAGGCTCTGCATGTTCGGTGTCGAGAATGCGCGGATGCGCGGGTTCACGTCGTTACCATATTGGTCCTTTCCGCGAAGACAGGGAGACAATGCGGCCATAATTTCCGGCTTGCTCAGAACAAATTCATCCAGATAAAGTGTCGAGCACTCGGTCGCGCCTCTCGCGCCGTCGACATTTTCATACGTCCCAACGTAGAACTTGCTTCCGCATAGAGTGCCGGTCTTATAGGTGCCGTTCCAGGACCAGTGATCCATGAGCTTGAAGTCGCGCAGGAACTTCTGCAGATGGACCCAGCCGCCCTTGTACCAGGCGCCGTCGTTCTGGCACATGTAAAGGATATTGTTCCCCCTAAGGACCTCGAACATAGCGTCAAGCACGCCGACCCACGTCTTGCCGCATGAACGGCCGGACACGATGGCCACGAAGTCCTCCGTCGCCTGGAGGAATTCCTTTTGAACGGGGAGGAGGGGGATTTCAATGTCCATTACTTGTCGTCTGGCTTCTTGTCAACAAAGGTCACGTTCAGGCTTGGCATGGCCACCTTGGCGTCGATCTTGGATTCGCTCTTGATGTTAAGCTGCTGTGCACGGACCTCGTCGGCCTGGTCGTACTGGAGACCGACCAGCTTGGTGGCACGCTCGATCATGTTAAGGTAGTCGGAGTCGCGCTGCTTCATGGCCTTGAGCAGTTCGTCCCGCAAATTGAGGTCGTGGGTGAGCGCGGCAAGCATCTTCAGGCGTGCATCGCGCCTGGCCCTCTTGGCCTGGGTTGAACTCAGCTGCATGGCCCTGGCGTTCTCTTTAGTGATAGGCCTTCCCCTGACCTTCTTGGGCGCGTTTTCCGCGTCAGGCGGTGTCAGCTCGGGTGTGTCGGCGATGTTCTCCGGGAGTTCTTGTTCAATCATTTTTCCAACCTCATCCTTACGAGTTCTTTTAGGATGCTCATTTGTACACCAAGCAGGCTCGGTTCGCGCATCAGGTCGCCATAGTCGCGCTGCATGGCTTCATCAAGCGACAGTTTATTTATCTTGTCCTGTTCGACCCGCAGGTCCTCCTTGGCAACGACGGTGAACGCCTGGTGAGCCAGGTCGGAGTCGGTAGGAATCGGTGCCTGCTGGTCCTTGGCCGGGTCCAGTGGCTCGCTGGTCACGATGTCATAGAGGGGGGTCGGGATTTTCTTTTTTGCCATAAAAACGCTCCTGGTGCACCTTGTAAACTACACCCAAGCGCATGTCCTAGCGCGAAAGAGGCTCCCCTTTGCGCTACAATTTTGCACAAGGGAAACTATGTAAAAACTCTCCGTGCAAACAAAACGACCAAATCCGTACACGGACCTGGCCCTGGCATCCACGCGGCGTACACGACACATGCCCGTCCTTACAGCGGCAAGGGCTTGCAGAAAACAACTGTTATCCTTGAAGGCCGGTCCAGGACCCGTCTTTTGCGTTTTTGACGTGTTTTCGCCTGTTTCTGCCTGACGCGTGACCGAAAAATCCGTATATTTGTACACGATTCGTACACAAGGGAGACGTACACATGGCAAGCAGCTACACCCTAATAAAGAAGAACAAGATCCGACCGAATGCGCCCTGGTACATACGCGCCCGGTGCGACGGGAAAGTGACCGACACGTGCCTGGACACGACGGACAGGGCCACGGCCGAGCTCGAGCTCATGAAGGTCAAGGTCGCCGCGAACGAGTCCAGGGACGCCGACCCCCTGGATGCCCTCGCGGTGCGACAGAAAGAGGCCGGGAAGGCACTGACGGGCCCGGGCGGGACCGTCGAGCAGTGGCTTGACTGGCTAGCCTTGCAGGGCATGCGTGCGGGCACCCTGCGCACGTACAGCAGGGCCGTGCGGCTCATGTTCGGGAACATGTCCCTGGCCGGGCTCACCCCGGCCGCAGTCGTGAAGATAGTCCGCGGGACCATGGACCTGAAGACTTCGACGCGCCACACGTACGTCGCGGCACTCAAGTCCCTGTTCCGGCACATAAAGAGACAGGACCTGCTGGAGGCGCTCCCTAAGGTCAAGGTCGAAATCAGCGACAGGCCGACCTGGACTACCGAACAGATGGAGGACATCATTTCGACGGTCGAAACGGCCGACCCGGCCGTAACCGAGGAATACCGGCTCTGGTTTTCCATAATGGCGGCGGTCGGTTCGAGACAGGGGGAAACCGCGCTCTTGAGGTGGTGCGACCTGCGATACCCGGGAGTGCTCGTTTTCCGGGCGGAAACGTGCAAGAACCGCCGTGAAAAGACAGTACCCATACCGACCCGCCTCTTCGCAGAAATCGACGCCCTGAGGCCGCGCGGTGACGATTTAGACGACCTCTACGGCGAGGAGACGAACACCGGGTACATTTTCCCCCATATTGCGGGCATCAGCCAGGCCGCCCGGTTCTCGGTTTTGCAGAAGACATTGAAGAAGCTCGGGCTCCGGGGAGGCCTGCACACGTTCCGTCATGCAACCGCCGAAGAACTTTATCGGCGGTCCAATGGAAAGATAAAGAGCGTTAGTCAAATTTTAGGCCACGGCCCAAGTACTGCAATGGCTTATTACTTGGCGACTCGCGAGGTCGAAGACCTCCGGGAGCTGGTCGAGCCGGAGGATGCCTAATCCAGTTCATATACGCTAGTAAAATCTTATATATTTATAAAAATATTTTTCTTCTCCTAAAAAATCTGAATAGGGGTGTCACAGCTGTCACACTGTCACAGAGCCTTGTAAGTCCTTGATTGGTGAGCAAATAGCCTGTGACAGCATCAAAAATTTTCCTGTCACAGCGCTGTCACACTGTCACACTTTTGTAAACATTAGTAAACAAATCGCGCTCAAGCCTACATCTTTACCAAGAATGCGGGTCAGAAATCAAGCATGTTATGCTTTAATTGGGTTTAAAGGACCACGCTGTTATGCTTTAATTGGGTTTAAAGGACCACGCTGTTATGCTTTAATTGGGTTTAAAGGACCACGCTGTCCTGCTGTTTTCGTGAGCACTCAAGCCTACATCTTTACCAAGAATGCGGGCCAGAGACCTGTTTTTATCTAACTTCTCGACAATCATGGACTTACAGAATTTGTTTGAAAAATGTCAAAAAATGCTTGACAAACGAATTCCTCTTTCCTAATTTTCAAGCATCGAACCGAGAGTTCGACGTTTGAACCTGGACGGATTAGTCCCCGTCTACATAGAAAGACATCGCTACAGGTCATTCGACGCCATGCAGAGCGTTTGAAAATTTTCCCGTCAATATGACATAGTTTTTTCGCAGGCCGATGCAGAGGTTTTGACGGAATTGTTTTTGTGTCCAATGGACAAATCAAGATTCCCCGGTGCTGCATCACCGGGGAATCTTCGGTTTTTAAGAGAGGATAGAATGCCATACAGCAAGAAGTACATAAGGGAAAGAATATTCGAGTTCATGAAGAACCCTATAAACGACTCGGGAATAGGGTATCCAAATATCGACGAACTTGAAGGACTTTGCCGTCAGCTTGACCCGGACCACATCAAGGGGTTCAACGCCGACGGAATTGTCTGGAACAACTCCAAGGACGACTGCCGTCGTGACATGAATATCGAGAACATTCGTCGGGTTGCCGCCATCCTGCTTCTAGTATGCTGGACATTCTTTATCGACACGGGTGATGAGTTCAGGACAAGGACAAGGACAAGGTTTGCCCATACTTCTTACGGCCTAAAGCACAGCGTGGAGCATATCAGGAAAAAGAAGGGCGACGACAATATATATGTAAGTAACGGAGAATTCATCGGGGGGTATCTTTATTTCCTCTATAACGTAATGGGTTTAAAGCCGAGGTCGTTGAAGTCGCTCGCCTGGCCAGACCATCACGGACTGAACCTTTTCATGAAGGTCCCTAAGGGATTCGACATCATTGACGACTACTGCAGGGGGCTCCTATAAGATGACCGACGAACAGTTTCAAAACGCCCTCAACGTACTGAAGAATGTCGAAATAACGCCGACATTGAAGGGGCTTACTAGGATGGGTCCCGCCGGAAAGCCGGTCGTCGCGAACGACGCCGGTATGATCCTTAAGGGAGCGGGGATCGAAATCGCCGAGTTCATGGCCGAGTTCAAGAAGCGTGCCGAGGCCGCCATAGACAACGTCGGGTCCGAAATGGACGCTGCCGACATCAAGAACCCGTACTATGTCCAGTCCCTTATCCACCCGATCAAGAACACGCTGCCCGCCTGGTCGGTTTCGGACATGAAGTTCTTCGGACGTTTCAGGTTCACCACGAACCCGGTCGACGGTTCCATAATAATGTTCATCAACACCAACGGAAAGCACTTCACTCCCGTTCACTTCGGCGGCAAGGTTTCCATGCTCATCGCCACGATTTCCGCAGTGTGTTCGGCATCGGCTCCGTCCAACCCGCTGTTCGCGAACCTGTACGACGAACTCACGCGCGGATACCTTCTTAACTTACAGGCGGTCACTGACCGTTTCAGGACAAGGAAGATTCCACGTCAGGAGGACTTCATCAGAGAACTGTCGAACGCTATCCCGTGCTGCATGCTCCGCGAACTCACCATCCGGTGCATAGTGGAATCCAAGAAGCTGAAGACGGAGGTGGCCGGGAACAACGTCGAAAAGGAATGCCTTACACCGCACATCACGGAACTTTACGATGGTGACTTCAAGACTGACGTAATAGAGTTCATAGTAAAACACACCGACGTGCTCGCTTCCAGGCACGAGCTTAGGTGCCCGATGCCGAAGGTCTACACCAACGACCCGAACGAGATGGCGCTCAACTATATCGACCTCGACTCAATAGTAAGGCAGGGACCGTGCCCGACCTGGGACAAGTATCTTAGACGTTTCACCAGTGCCGAGGCCGAAGTGTTCATGGCTTTCGTATGGTCGATATTCGACGCCGAGAACACTGGACGGCAGCTGCTCTACTTCTATGACCCTAAGGGTTTTTCCGGCAAGAGTGTCGTGGTCAATGTTATTTCGGAGGCCATCGGGGAACAACTATGCATGGCCTTGCAGAAGGACTCTCTAAGTAACCAGTTCAGCCTTGCCAAGATATGGGACAAGCGTCTAATCACCATCGACGACAACAAGAACTCCCATCTGCTGTGGAGCGAAAAGATGCACATCATCCTCGGCCACGGCCTGGCAGACATCGAAATCAAGGGACGCAACTCGTTCCAGGCGAAGATGCAGTGCAAGGTCATCGCTAACGGAAACATCCCTCTTGAAGTCCACCGTGACGCGCAGCACGAATATACTAGACTCATACTTGTAAAGACAAGGATTACTGACGAAATCCTTAAGGAGTTCTGTGCGGTCGATGAAAACGGGAACCTTCTACGAAGGAAGAACGGAGACCCTATCCCGGTTGGCGACGCGTCATTCGGAAATCAGTTGAAGGAAGAATTCCCGATGTTCCTATGCAAGTGTCGGAAAATCTATCCGAAACTTTGTCCGAAGCGTTCCGACATTATAATACCGGACGAAATGATGGACAACATCCTTGAAAACACTCCTCTCAGTGAAATCGTGCTTGCAGAAATTACCGAGTCCTGCGTTACTTATGATCCGAACGGGATGATAAAGTACATGGATTTCAGGGACGATTTCTCTAACGCACTATCAGATTATGGTCCTCGCGACCAGTCCGACATGCCTACATTTGAGGAGTATAAGGACTACCTTAAAAAGAAATACCCAGATGTCGTATTTGGCGAACGTCGTCGTGTTAATGGTGAACAGGCGAGATATGTAATTGGATTGCGCCGAGGAAAAAGTGAAGACATAGTTTCCGGATACAACATAACCCCCATCGACAGCCTTGCAAAGAAGACCGCGAACCTGATATGAACTTCCTCCTGAAACCGAACCAGTTCTGCAAGCACATGGTGCCGTGCTCCATCGAGTCCGACGAGTGGCTCCGCATGCTCCGCGAACCCCCGGTCTTCTCTGACAAGGCCAGGGCGCCACTCGCCATCTACGGCACCATAAGTGCGAACCCGGAACCGGTCAACGTGCGAGGCACCAACAGGCCCAGGTGCACCGGCGAGAATGTGGATAGTATCTATGCCCTGCAATTGGACTACGACAACGGTTTCAGCATCAGGCAGTTCTGCGAGCACTATGCCAAGTACCGCTTCACGCTCTACACCAGCTACTCATATGGTTTCAAACCTAATGATAGATTTAGAGTTGTCCTGCCCCTGGCCACGCCCATGCCCTGTTATCTGCTGAATAACAAGCGCGTGCGCAACAACCTGCTGTGGCACTTTCCTAACGTGGACGAGTCGTGTACCGTGCGTGGCCATTGGCAAATCTTGCCCTGTGTTCGCGCCAAGGGCGCCCCGTATCTGTTCACGCAGAACAAGGCAGGACAGCCGTGGGGAGGTGACGACTACTGGAACGAATGGGCCAGGTGGGTCAAGGAGGACGAGGAGGAGTTTGCTCGGCGCCGTGAGGAGGCCAAGGCGAACCCTAAGGAAGTCAATGTCGAGGAACTCTTGCAGAAGATGCAGGACGAACTGAACATGATTCCTGTCGGGCAGGGGCAGCGCCACAGTGCCGCCAAGCGCATCCTTACCAAGTATGCGCACCTTGGACTTGCCGACATTCTCTGCACTGTGCCGTGTCCGTGGGATGACAAAAAATGGCATCGGGAATGGGATAGTTTGGTGTCGTGGGTGGAGGAAAATGTAAAGGAAATTTAACTTCGCGGGTTTAGCAAAATAATGCTACATTCGTGAAAAAGACAAGACCAAGACCAGAAAAAGTTTCGACCCGTTAGAAGGAAAAAAGACCAGGACAAAAAACAAAGTCAAACAAAAGTCAAACAAAAAAACAAGGAGTAAAAACCATGTCAATGTTCCAAGCAGTAGTAAGCGAAGCAGGCGAATTCAACCTCTTAGAAGACGGAATCGCATCGGCTATAATTTGTGGCCTGCGCGGTTTCGAGGGAACCAAATATCAGTCGGATGAACCACAGGATAAAATCCAGATCGTTTTCCAAGTCCAAGACGATGAGGGCAATCTCCATTACTTGACCAGCAAACCGATCGTAAACAAGATCAACGAAAAGAGCAACCTATTCAAGATCGTGTCGAGCATTTTCGGTTGCGACATCACCGCCTTCAAGGACGGTTTCGACTGCCGCAAACTCGTGAATCCAGAACAGCCGACCAGGTGCCAGCTTGTAATCAAAACAGTTTCTAGCAAGAAGGATCCGAACAAGCAGTTCAATGAAATCGACAGCTACCTGAAGCCGAAGAAGAATCAGAATAACGAATTCATTCCCGACGACAAGGCACCGGCGTGGCTGAATCAGAACGTCAAGGAAACACTCTGGATGCCTGGGCTCTCGTTTCTGCCCCCCAGAGAAACCGCTCCCGCCAAGGCCACGATGCCCCCGGCACCCGCTACTACTCTGGGCGATTCCTCTGCTTTTTTCAATCAGGCTCCTGCTATGCCTGGCCAGCCGTCGCCTTACGTGCCGCCTATGACCAAGCAACAGCAGCAGGCATACCTGGCACAGCAGAACGGAACCTATGTCCCGCAGGCCGCCCCGGCACCGCAGCCGACATGGCCCGCCCCGCAGGCCCCGCAGGTCTCGGTTGACCCCGGAGAAGGATTGCCGTTCTAAGTTGTCTGTAATCTAGTTCGGTTCCCGGCGCCACCGCTTTCTTTGCCGGAACAAAAGTGGCGCCGGGAATTTTTTATTCTTCACAAACTAAGTAAAGATTCTTTTACCTGCCAGCACTTAAAATTAATGCTACATTTTCAATAAGCAGATATTACTAGATAAAAGCAGATCGACTAGATATTTAAAGCTATAAGCAGCTATTACAGATAACTTAATAGGCGCCACCGGGCGCCTGTTTCACGTTTAATTCTAGGTCGGTCCATGCCCCAAGTTGTTTTCGACACTAATTCGTTTTCAGGCGCCGTCGTCCATGCGACGGCGATGTCCGAACTTTACTATGAACATAGAAACCTTTGCCGCATGACGGCCCTGTCCCCAACCGAGAGGGCCCAGGCCCTGAGCCTGGTCGCCAAGGAGATTTTAAGATGAACAAGTTATTTCTCGCCGTCGCATCCATGATTTTTACCGGATTCCTCATGAAGAGCTACAAGAAGCTACATGAGAAGCCCGAGACCAAGGAAGACATTTATAGACAAATGAAAGCAGAGTATGAGAAGCATAAGCGTGCCGAGCACGATGCCATCCAGGCGCACTTGATGCAGAACAAGATTATGTCGGTCACGACCCCGCGCGACGGGAACATGCTCATGAACGCCATCGGGACCGTGGGCGATTTAGAACCAGTTATGGGTCGCATTTAGAGAGTTTATATGAAGAAGAAACGTAAACCGGTCTGTATCGACTGGGGCAACCTCCGGCACGACGAGGAATTGCAGGAAATCCTGAACCCGGTGAAGACGCTAGGTGCCGAGTTTGCACGGAATGCCGAGAAGCAAATCTTCTCGTTCATGCTGGAATGGAAAGTCTGGAAAATATACATCTGGGACGATTTCCATTCGGATGGCAGCAATGCAAGATGGGACTGGTGTTTTGGTCCTATCAAGCCCAAGGACACAGCGTGCCGCGAGCACAATTTTGCAAACCTTATTGCAATGGACGACTGGCACTTTGAGCGCTTTGTGCGCTCATTGCCCCATTCCCCGAACGAGGACATCGTGCGCGAATGGCGCAATGAAATGCGAAAGGACCCGCTGATTATTCAAGCTGCAAAATACGAGACCACTCCAATGGATTGGAGCGAACTCGAATATGACCCCGATTTGATAAGGAA